CGCAAAGTTATTAGGCAAAGCCTATAGAGATCAAAAACACTTTGATGAAGCTATAATTAGTACGAAAGCAGTTATGGCAACTTGTAAAACTACATACCAAATATCATCATGTTGTTTTGCTACGCAAAAACATTACGAAAACCGTATAGATTATAACCAAGCATGGTTTCTTTTTAATTTTCTAAATAGTTGTGAAAAACACAAATTTAGAGATTTATCTGAAATCGAACTAATGGTTAAAAATTTCCATACTTAAATGTGTGACTGCTCTACCTTATCACACGAAATTTCGAACACCTAGTGTACTTTTTAATAATATTTGATACTTAATTTTCATTTTATTACTTCCTTTTTAAATTTTAACTTATTTAATTTTACTTATTTAAATTATAAATTTATTTCTTTCTTTTGTTTATTTTAATGGCCGTTTGTAACTCATGCCAAAAAGAAGTTGGACCCATCCCCAAAAAATACCTGTACTGCCAAGCTTGCAGGAGGGAACATTGGCAAGCCAAGAACCCATCCAAAATACCCAAACCAAGCAGGCCTCAGGGGGAGAAACCACACCGCAAGCCGAACAAGGGACCAAAACCACCACACAAACCAGCAGCTGTCAATGTAACAACCACGGCTATGCGAGGGTTATCAATGAAGCAATCGCAATTAGGGCGCGTTGCGAAGCAAACATCCGCTCCTGCCAAGAACTCATCCATGAGATTGGGCAGATCATCAAAGCGTGCTGCTGTGAAAGCAGTCAATCTTCTCATGAGCATGATGCTGAACCCGACGATTGCTCAACCTCGTCCTATGAAATTTTTCATTGATGAGTCAAGCATACCTAAGAAGGGTATGATATTTACAAGTGCGTTCAACGTTCGCAGCACTTCCGCGTCCACTGATTTTAAAATTCTTTTCTTACCGTCACCCATTATCATCGCCGAGATTATTTCCAACGTACCTCTACAGATTACTGGTACCAAAGTCATTTCGTTGCAAAACGAAGACAACCAGTATGTCTATTATGTCGTTGGGAGTAAAGTCGGTTTTGTTGGCACCATAGACAACAATTTTATTTTCACACCACGCGAAGATTATTCACAATATCGTATCCTCGCTATGTCTGCATCATGTGATTGGTTCGGCAAACAACTTGACAAAAACGGCACATACTACGCATCCCGTATCACTAATCGCGAAGATCTTTCTGAATTTGACCTTTTGTCAAAACCAGATTCACTCATTAGTAATATGGACGGCAAAGTAGTATTAACCGGCCAGCAGATCAAACCCACCTACGAATTCGAGTACATCGACGACAACGACGATGAAACCGAGCAATCAAAACCAGACGCCAAGATCGTCGAATACATCAATTTAACCTTCTCTAACGCAACGAGAGGTTCAGGTTCATACCCAGCATGGAAATCGCTTACAAAAGCCGTCAACGTTGAAGACGTTATGGCTTTTATTGTCGGCGTTCTCCTTATTGGTGATAATAGACCTGCACTTAATAGCTTAGGGGCTGAATTGCAACGTAAATATGGTGATGCTTTGTTTCACACTGAAGTCGATGCTACTGGCAAAGCTTTTGTTGTTTTTAATCAAAACATTAGCTTTCTGCTGTCAGTCAACTACTACATGAACAACGGCGAAAAGGTTGCAGGTTGGAACTCGCTTCAACTTGAAACTGATGTCCAGCCTAGTCAGGGGACACAAAATATTGATTTTGCCCAATCTTTGGTTACAAACATGGGCATCGGTGTTAGAGCTATGTGGACGAATTTTTCTGCGCCACCCGCTTTTGCCAAGGAAGCCGTCCTTTCTTTCAATATTCGTGCG